ATGGAATTACTTTTCTTGTCTGAGGTGCGCGCATATAAATCACGACACCAAACAGCCCAGGCATTGGTTATGTTTCCATTGGCATCGGCTATGGGGGATTTTAGCGGGGGTGGGCTTACTTGGTTTATGCGGGCCATTAGCGAGTCTCAATCCATGCGCCACCAATATCCACCGGTACCGGGTCGGATATTTGCCCTTTAATAGTGAACTGGCGAGCCGTACCAAAGCGGGTTACCTTGCAGCGCGTTAGGTATTCACCAATCTTGCCAATTTTCCCCGTCTTGAAATTATCACCATAGGTTTTGCCACTATCTTTGGAGGTGAAAACCCTTAGCTCTGGATCATCACCCTGGCCAGCTACCAAACCCACTCCCGAACTCATATCAAACTCAAGACTATCCAGAGTTAAATCGCTTCGGCCACTGTTGATGGTGGGCAATACGAACTCACGAATAATGGGCTCGCCATCGTCTGTGTAATAATTGCTGGCCAGCTGATAGATGCGCCCGTTCTGGAAATCCCCCACTAAGGTCTTGGAATCGAAGAAGCAAACGCACTCGGACAAGTGCCGGCCAAATTGATAGCTTTGCCTTTGGTGCCATGCGCCGGTTGAAATGTCATAACACCAGGTTAACTTGCGGCTGGGAATGGTGAGCACATAGAACAGGTGCCCTTCATCATGATAGGAATAAGCAAAGGCGTCAGACAGGTCCACGTCCTTTAAGGTTTTCTCAACTGCATGGGTACTAATTCGGGTAGGGGTATATCCTGCCATCTGGTAGACCATGAGGTCTGAGCCCACAAAATAGACTGTGTTGTTTTGCTTGGCGATGGTGTACTTGGCACCACAGCCCTTTTCAATAAATGCCCCCTGATTAATCTCAAAAGGAAAATCGGCCGCGCCAGAGTTATAAATCACTTGAATGGTCTTGGTGCCAAATAGCAATACCTCTCGGTGGTCACTTATCAAACCCACAAGATCGTCCGGGCTACCTTCTGCGGTGGAGTAATCCAGCGAATCAAAATCAACACTCAGCAACTTTGAAATAAAGTATTGCCCCGTGCCTTTGCGCTCGAAAAGAAAAAATCCATCTTGATAGGTGACGGTTGCAGCAGGATAAAAGCCTTCGGCGGTGATTTGTTTTACAAGGTTGGTGGCCGAATCCCAGTAATAGCCCTTGTTGCCATCCACCATCACCAATTGGTTGCCATTGTCGGCCATCACCACGCGACCCGTAAGGTCTACGTCACCCAGTTCTTTGTAACTGCCGTTTTTAAAGATTTCATAAAGCTTGGTAGGGGTAACGGCAAACGCCCTGCCCCTGCCTTGATGCAGGGCTTTAACGGGAAAGGTGGGCAACTCCAAAAAGTAGGCAAGCCCAGGTGTGCCCTTTAATGCAAACCGATATTTGGCCCCGGTGGTTTTGCGCGGGTACAAGTTTATAAGCGACTCACTCCCGGACACATCACCCTCGGCGGTGGTGGCCGTTAACGGGATTTGTTTTGGCTTACCCATCATGGCCCCTCAACTATGTTGTAGTGGCCGTTGGTCCGGTCGGTAATGCCCCGGTCCACCTTAAGAATGGGTGTGCGGGAATTATTGCGCTTTATCAGCTTTTTACTGTCCCTGGCATTAATGGCCACCGCCCTTGAAACTTCCTTGCCCCATTCATCGGCCAGCTCAATGCACAAATTAAAGACCAGGGCGCGTTCATAACCCGCAGGTAGGTCCACCGCTTCGGTTAAACCGCCAGCGGGTAAAGCAGCGCTTAAAACCTGCATCGTTTCTAAGCCGGTGGCTTCGTCCACTATCAACGGGTTTAAAAGAGGTTCTGCCGACCAGCCATCCACCATCTGAACAAAGACCCTTAAGGCATCGGGACCGTCACTTGAGGATAAAGGCTCACCCGCACCCAATACGCCGATTCTTCGCATGGCGGTTCTGATTAGTTCGCCGACAGTGGTGGCCATAGGTTACTCCGCGGCTTCTATGATTTTTTCAATCACAGTGTCTTCTTTCATGTTCATGTTCAGCTTGAGGTCGTATTTTTCACGGCCCAGCATTACCAGCTCTTCTTTGTTCAGGGCTTCTGGGTTTTCATCAAAGCGAGCTGTCAACTCTCCAAGCAGATCACGAGCAGGGCCCGCCTCACTCTTGGCATAAGCACCAATCTGACGGCGCTCCATCTCAGCAATAAGGCTTTCGTCATTCACGTCTTCAAGGTTTAGCGAAACGTGACTGTGCTTGGTCACTTCAGCCAGCAATTGCTCTTCGGTTAAAACCTTAAAGCCCAGCTCTTTCACCATTTCGATTAGGGCTTCAGGGTGAAGGCTTTCAGCGCCACCAGCGATAACCACTTCTTTAGGCTCTTCTTTTGGAAGGTCAAGCTCTGCCGGGCTATCCACCCAACCCGCTTCCTTGAGCTCTTCAAGCTTATCTTGAGCTTTATCCAGCTCAAAGATTTTCCCCTTGGGGTGATCAACGTGGTACAGAAATATTTTTGACATGATTTTGTCCAATGGATGTACTGAAAAGAAAAAGCCCTCCAAGGCATGAACCAAGGAGGGCTTTTGTGGTTAGCCTCGTGCAGCGCCCCACATGCGCATGGCAAGATCACCGTTGATAAGCTTGGTGCCCCAAACCGCATCGATACGAGTGATTTCTGTCTGCTCGATAATGTCGTAAGCAGCCGTCATGCAAAGCGACAAGCCTGTTTCAGGATCATTAACACGCGCTTTGGTGGTGGCCGACTTGGGCAATTCCAAATCGATCATGGCCAGGGCAATGGCTTCCTTGTGGAACAGGTAGTTTTGCTCGTAGGTGGTGTTGGCGTTACCCATTACCGTGATAGCCGCGTTACCCGCAGGCAGTTCACTGATATTTTGATAGGCCGCCAGGCTAATGGTGTCACCATCGGCATTGGTGGTGGTGGCGGTACCATCATTCATTTCAGGTAAGAACGAAAGGGTAGACAAGCCGCCACCGTCAGAGGCCGCATCACTCTGCATCACAAACTCTTGCAGCATGCCGGTAGAGTCATAGTTCTGCGGATTAACGCCGTAAACCCCGGCAATGGTGAATACATCACCGGCTTTCAATAAATCAGCTCGGCTTGCAGTCCAACCCTTGGTGGCAATGCTTGAGCCGTTAGCAATAGCACCATCAATAAGCGGTGTGCCACCATAGTTACCCACGGTATGCACCGGTAAGTTTTGGGTTTCATAAACGGAGTAGTCAGCAACTGGGCCCTTGTAGCCTTTCTTGTATGCGTTTTTCACCATGTCACCATTAAACAGTTTGGTCACAGAGTCTGATAAAGCGGCACAGGTGAAAGGGTTCAAAATCGCATTACGCATGCCATCGTCAGGCACCGCATATTCAGTTTGCTTAGCGGCGGCATTGGCAAAATCAATGTATGCAGAAGGGCGAGTGCCCGGTGTACCCGTGCTATGGAACGCCGTTTTAAGGGTCAGCAAAATAGAGCGGTCAATGGCGTTGGCAATCTGCACCATGCCCGACTTTAGATAGCGCTCAGAAAACTGAGTAATATCCAGCGTCATATCCTTCATGGTGTATTCAAGACCAATGTGCTCTTGACGATCAATCTTAAACGGAATGGTTTTATCAACCATTGGGCCCTTCTTCAGCACACGGCCCGAATTGGACTTAATGCGGAAAGGAAGTTTAAGGCTAACGGAATCGCCCACCTTGCCGAAGGTTTTTTCGTATTGACGATAAACCAGCTTGGCGGTAACCAGGTTATTTTTTAATAGTCGTAATGCCTCTTTGGCAATAACGCTATCAGTTAGAATGTTGTTGTTTTCGACAGTCATGAGTAGCCTCTCAGATTATAAGTTTTTTGCTTGCTCGATCTTATTCTGATGTGCCTCATACTCAGAAAAAGACATATCATCTATGCTTTTTTGCTGGGCATCAGAACCACCTACAGGCGTGATCGGATCGGGCGCGTTTGTTTGTTTATTGGGTTTTGCAGGCTTGGCCGGTGCGGCTTCTGCCATGTCCAGCTTTGCTATCGCTCGCATTTGTTGCGCCGGGGTTTTTCCAGCGATGTCGGCGGCCAGCTCGGTATCATTGCCTAATGCATACATGACCTTTGCAACGTCATCACATTCGGCCAGGGCTTCAAGCATGTCACCGGTAATGGGTACTTCAGGGTTTAACGCGATGGCGTCAAAATCTTCGGGCTTGTCGGCATCTGCCACCGCTTCCTTAATCACAGCCATGGCCGTTTTCTGGGAGTCGGTAAGATCAGTTGATTGCTCTGCGTTATCTGGTGCTTTAGGGTTGTTCGGCTCAGCAGCTTCCGGCTTATTCTCCTTGGCCGGTTCTTGCTTCTCGAACTTGTCCACTGCATCCAGGTACTGGTCATAGCTTTCAAAATCATCTTCTTTAGGCTCTTCTTTAGGCTTTTCGCCTTCGGCCTTTTTTTCTGGCGCTGCTTTCTTGCCTTTTAATTCGTCAATCTCACGATGTAACGCTTCGTTTTCACGCTTGGTGTCTTCACGTTCCCGGATTACCTTATCAATACGTTTTTGAGCACTGCGGGGCTTCTTAGCCTGCGGCTCTGCGGCGGTATCTTTGCCGGGCTCTTCTTTAGATTCTGGGTTTGCTTCAGGCTGCTTGCCGTCTACTTCCTTGGCTTCAGGCTCGGCTTTCGCGGGAGTCGGCTCTTTCGCTTCGGGTTCGGTGGGCACAACTTGTGGCGCGTCACTTTCAACAGTAACGAAGTTGGCGGTTTCATCTGGGGCGTTTACTCGGTCACTCATTGCATATCCTGTTTAGATACGAGAAATTGTGACGGTATTTGTATTTTCAGTGGCGCGTCAATAGCGAAGATAGGAATAAAAAAAGCGTGAGGATAATCCCCACGCTTTTATATGATTAGGTTTATTTTAGAATAACGGCAGGAAGGCTAGGCGCTAGTTAATTGACTGTGTATATGAACCCCAAGTAAAGCAATTGCAAAGGATGCATATGCTATTGGTAAGGCGGTTGTGAAAAGGTAGGACACCCTTCCTCGCCAATAATGATCTAGATGAATATTTAGGTATTTAAAGTCTTCAAGTACCGCTGCGTATGGGTAATCAATGAATATGCTTCCATTTTTTCTACCAATATTAAATTCAGTACCCTTGAATTTCTCAACTGAAAAGGCGTAATCTTTTACAGAACTCTCAGGAAATGAAATACCCGCCTTCATTACACCGTTAGTGGTGTGATTAACTCGAAATGCTGGCGAACCTACCCCACCAATACCTAATGACTGATACGCAGCATCCGCTCTTAAGGCAGCTACATGCCCCATAAATGTAGTCTTTATATTCTGGTAATTATCAACAGCAACTTTACGGCACTGAACGTAAAACCAAAGAAGGTAATAGGTGCATACCAACGCCAAGAAATAGGATATGTATTCAGGCTTTTCGACTACCCCCTTG